CTTTCATTAAGCACAGAACCTCTGCTTCACCAGCATGAAGACCCTCTAGCAGTTGAATGAAGAGGGTTTCACGACGAGATTGTTTTAGTTGTGGAGCTCCTCCCTTAAAGAATAGATATAGTTTTTTATATTCATGAACTAACTTTGTATGTTCAGTGTCTTCAGGCGCATCGTTTTTATTAAACGGAACATCACCTTCTGGAAGTTCTGATATAATACTTTCATCAAAATTTGCAATTAGAATTTGTCTAAGTGCTGGAGTATTATACTCTTGTAGAAGTTTAATCTTTTGCGCTTTTGTTTTGGCGTTACTAACTTTTTGTAACACCTCATGCATTAATAATTTCATGTCAGTAAATATGAATATTGATATTTAGTCGTCGTAGTCATCGTCATCGTAACCATCATCAGCAACGAAACGAACTGAATACAACTCTTCGTTGATGACTATGCCGTCATCATCATACATCTCAGGATGCATCTGGACCTGTGGCTGCTGCGCTTGTAGATAGATTCCGAAAACATCGTTGGCAATCCAACCAATAGTTGTGCCGAGTGCGAGTGATCCAAGGATCATAAACGATGTCAATACTACCGTTAAAGATGCGTCCATTTCTTACTCCTAGATTACTTGTTGTCCTCCCAAGTAAACTCTAGTCGAAACGAAAAGATTTTTCTCAGGAGGGTGAATGTGTTTTTAACCTTTAGACCACTTGTTTTTGGTCTCTTCTGTCCTCTCCTGAGCATCAGCTCCACGCCTTTATTTATCTGTAAATTCTCACTCATTTTGGTGACGAAATAATACCACGTTTGACAAATTCTTTTGCTGCTCCAACCAATCCACCAACATTTTTACCATCGATAACAATGATTGGATAACCGGAAGAAAAAGGATACTTAATCTTGACATCTTCTGCAGAAATATCTGTTCCTACCACATACTCTTTGTATTCTACCTCAGCTAAATCAAAAAGTTTATGTGATTTTTCACACCATTTACATCCCGGTGTCGAATAGAGTTCTATTTCCATAGTAGTTTAATGACTATAATATGTATTATACAATAAAAAACCACCCCTGTAAAGGAGTGGTGTGACGGTTGTGGAAGTGGTTTAGAGTGCGTTGCCTCTAGGAAGAACTTCTTCTGGGAACACGAAGTTCTCATGTGGTTGGTCAACTGGTGCCATCCAAGCACGAAGTCCTTCGTTGAGCAAGATATTTTTTGTATAGAAGGTCTCAAATTCCGGGTCTTCAGCAGCACGAATCTCCTGACTCACAAAATCATATGCACGAAGGTTGAGTGCAAGACCGATGATCCCGATTGAAGATGTCCAGAGACCCATAACAGGAACAAACAGCATGAAAAAATGCAACCAACGCTTATTGCTAAACGCAATACCGAAAATTTGTGACCAAAAACGATTAGCCGTAACCATTGAATAAGTTTCTTCTTCTTGAGTAGGCTCGAATGCCTTGAAAGTATTTGATTGTTCACCATCTTCGAACAAAGTATTTTCTACAGTAGCACCATGAATAGCACAGAGAAGAGCACCACCCAGGATACCTGCTACACCCATCATATGGAACGGGTTGAGCGTCCAGTTGTGGAAGCCCTGTAGGAATAATAGGAAGCGGAAAATCGCTGCAACGCCAAACGACGGCGCAAAGAACCAACTGGACTGTCCGAGAGGATACATGAGAAAAACAGACACAAAGACAGCAATCGGACCAGAAAAGGCGATAGCATTGTACGGTCTAATCCCTACGAGACGAGCAATTTCAAACTGCCGAAGCATAAATCCTATGAGAGCGAAGGCACCGTGGAGCGCCACAAAATTCCAGAGTCCCCCAAGTTGGAACCAACGGATGATGTCTCCCTGAGCTTCAGGACCCCAGAGTAGAAGTAGGGAATGTCCGAGAGCGTCAGCAGGAGTTGATACAGCAGCAGTAAGGAAATTAGCCCCCTCCAGATACGACGAGGCCAACCCATGTGTGTACCAGGAGGTAACGAACGTTGTACCTGTGAGCCAACCGCCCAGTGCCATGTAAGCAGTAGGGAACAGAAGAAGACCTGACCAACCAACAAAAACGAACCTATCACGCTTAAGCCAGTCATCGAGTACATCAAACCACCCCCTTGTCTTTGTTTGTGTTAGTGTGCTTGCGACCATTTTTATTATCCTTTGAATTTTTTAACCAGTATAATTGAGGCCATGTGTCCATGATAATCTCTCTCAATTTATCTGGGGTATCTTTATCCATCATCGACTTTTTGGATAAAAAAATCCTGGAAAAATTTTTTCCAGGATCTTTAATTTAACTATTCAATTTTGAATCAACCGATGCTAGGAGCGGTGAGTGCCACAGGAGTGGACTCAGCAGCAGCAAGGTCGAGAGGGAAGTTGTGAGCATTACGCTCGTGCATTACTTCCATGCCAAGACCAGCGCGGTTGAGGACATCTGCCCAGGTGTTCAGGACTTTACCTTGACCATCCATGATGGACTGGTTGAAGTTGAAACCGTTGAGGTTGAATGCCATGGTGCTAACACCAAGTGCAGTGAACCAGATACCAACGACAGGCCATGCTGCCAGGAAGAAGTGAAGTGAACGAGAGTTGTTGAAGGATGCGTATTGGAAGATCAGACGACCAAAATATCCATGAGCAGCAACGATGTTGTAGGTCTCTTCTTCTTGACCAAACTTGTAACCATAGTTTTGGGACTCAGACTCAGTGGTTTCACGAACCAAGGAGGAAGTAACCAGTGAACCATGCATAGCAGAGAAAAGTGAACCACCAAAGACACCAGCAACTCCAAGCATGTGGAAGGGGTGCATCAGAATGTTGTGCTCTGCTTGGAAGACAAGCATGTAGTTGAACGTACCGGAGATGCCAAGAGGCATTGCGTCAGAGAAAGAACCTTGACCGAAAGGATAGACCAGGAACACAGCGGATGCTGCTGCAACAGGTGCAGAGTAAGCAACCATGATCCAAGGACGCATACCTAGACGATAAGAAAGTTCCCATTCGCGTCCCATGTAAGCATAGATACCGATGAGGAAGTGGAAGATGACCAACTGGAAAGGACCTCCGTTGTAGAGCCATTCATCCAGTGATGCTGCTTCCCAGATGGGATAGAAGTGTAGACCGATGGCGTTAGACGATGGTACGACTGCGCCTGAGATGATGTTGTTTCCATAGAGTAGAGAACCAGCGACTGGTTCACGGATACCATCGATGTCCACAGGGGGAGCAGCGATGAAAGCAACGATGAAGCAGGTTGTAGCGGCGAGCAAGCAAGGAATCATCAAGACCCCAAACCAACCAACATAAAGACGGTTGTTGGTGCTAGTGACCCAACTACAAAACTGTTCCCAAGTATTCGATTGTGATTTTTGACGTGAAAGAGTAGTCATTTTATTAAGCAAAAAAGTAAGACCATCAGGGACATGGTGGAGTTACTATTTCCCAAGACCCCTCGCCTTGGGATATGAGGGACGGATTGAACTGCCTAGTCCCGGTCAAGCGGCAGGTTGTAACAAAAGCATTAAGAAACTTTACGTTTCTTAACCGTTTGATGTATTTAGCATAACATGGTACGGGTTTCCTGTCAAGCCCCAATATTTGAGTATTTGTACTCATCTTTGGGGTGGACTCCCGACCACTCATATAAGATACACGATTTCGCAGGGCAGCGCAAGGGGTCAGGGACACCTGTCTGACCGGCACACCAGATAAATAAATAGTTTTATCAGGAACAATAGGTATCATAATGGCAAGTCGCTATCCATTAGTTGTTAACACAGCAATCCCTAGGATTGAAGAGTTGAAAGGTGTAGATGATCTCAATTTATCACAGAGTAATCTAGAATTATCCAATGGATTACCGTCTTCACTAAATGATATCATTCAATATAATGGCACAGAATTAGAATGGATTTCTGGAGACAGTTTTGTTGGTAGTCTAGGTGGATTTGCTGGTGTTGTAAGAGAAACTGAGACTCAAACACTAACAAATAAAACTATCAGTGGGTCACTAAACACACTCGTAGACATACCAAACACATCACTAGTAAATGATTTTATTGTGTTTGGAACTCAAACGGTATTCTTAGGTGACACTGTTCCTGCTATTGATACCGACTCAAGATATGAAATTACTGGTGCTGGTGCTGGTGGAAACGCTGTAGATTTACAACTGGATGTTTATAATCTACAGAACAATCCCGTATCAAACCCAACACCTAATGGAGATACATCTGTAAGACTACAAGTAGCAGGAGATTTAACTCTTGGATATGATAGTCCATCAAAAACTATTACTATCACCTCCACATTTGTAGATACAAATACAACTTACTCAGTCTCTGGAGATGGTGGTCTGAGTACATCAGGTACATCATTCCTACTAAAAAATTCAGCAACTTTTACTGACGAAACTATTCTCAAGTGGGACAATACTAACAATCAATTAGTAAATACATCACTAACTGAGAGTGCTACAGATTTACAAACAACATTAAACTTTACCGCACCAACTCTTAGATCAACAGGTAACAGTACAATTGGTGGGTCTTCCGCTGCAATTCTACAGTTAAGAGATGGAGTTGGTATCACAAGACAGAACTCTACAATCAGAGCGTTCGTCCAAGATCCTGGTACAGTATCAGATTTATTCTATGATTCTTCTACTGGTGCTGGTAATAATAGCTCTTGGAATATTACTGATGAAGACGGAGTAACTGGTGCTGTAGGATACATTAGAGTTGGTACTGCTCCCGCATCTTCTTCAGATACAGGAAGACCAGGAGAAATTATTCTTGATGGTACTAACCTATACCTTTGCGTCTCTGAAAATACTTGGGTATTTGCAACAGTAACTACGACATTCTAATAAAAAAGACCCCCCTGTTATTTGGCAGGGGAGTCTTTAAGCGGCCGACGATATTCAGTTTTATTTATGTGGGAATAGATACAGGAACCATCATACCTCCCTGGTGGTCATCGTCATCATCAGCATCATCAGTAAGGAGTGATCCAAATATGAACGCTCCAACTAGAATACTTGCTAACAATAACATCACCAGACTCCTGGGATGATTTGTCCTGTAGTCATGTAAGTTCCGACTGCGATGACGAAACCAAGCATTGCCAGGCGAGCGTTGAGAATCTCTGCCTCAGGGGTGAATCCGAATTTCATTTGTTTTCCTCCAAAGTTTTGTTAGTGATGATGATTTTCTCACCATCGTGGGTAAATTGTAGCACGTCGTCAGGATGCCATAGTAACTCGTTATACAAATCATCGAGTTTCTGCATATCCTGATAAAGTTGATTGGGATTAGGCATGTTCTTTTAACCAAGTAAGTACAGTATCCTGATCGCTTACTTCATAAGGATCAACAGGGCAGTTACCTACCTTGCCAGGTTCCTCAAACATAATCTCAATCTCACCATCATTCACGACCATAGCATAACGCCAGGAACGGAAACCAAATCCTAGGTTTGCTTTGTTAACTGACATTCCCATAGCGTAGGTGAACTCACCACTACCATCAGGAATAGGTTTAACATTCTCAACTCCTTGTTGCTTGAACCAAGCATTCATAACGAAAGAGTCATTCACAGAGAGACAATAGACCTCATCGATACCATTCTTTTTAAACTCAAAGTATGCTTCATCATAACCAGGAAGCTGGTATGTGGAGCAGGTAGGAGTGAAGGCACCAGGCAAAGAGAATACAACTACACGCTTACCTGCGAACAAGTCAGCAGTGGTTACATCTTGCCAGCGATATGGGTTGGGTCCATCAATAGATTCATCACGAACTCTAGTATGGAAAGTAACTTCAGGAACTCTGGTCATTGTTAGATTTACTTGGTTCAAAAGGTGTACGGGATCTATTTTTAATTACGATGAAGGCATCTTTATTATACTTACGAGTACCAAGTGTGGGTGCCCACTTAGTACCAGCACCATCAATGCCATAGACAGAAGTGCCGCCAATCTCTACATGAATGTCATCATTTCTGACATCCCATCCAAGAGCAGCAACTGCTTCAACAAGGACATCTTCAGTATAACGCATCTTCTTGTTCTGTCAAAATTACACAGTCACTTGTGGGGTAACTCACACATGTGAGAACAAATCCAGATTCAATCTGGTCATCATCAAGGAACGATTGGTCGCTCTGGTCTACAGAACCCGACTCCAGACGCCCAGCACAGCTAGAGCAAGCGCCAGCACGGCAAGAGTAGTTAAGGTCAATCCCTGCTTCATCAGCAGCATCGAGGATGTAGGTATCATCAGGACATGTGATAGTAGTTTCTTCTCCCGTAGGAGACTTGAGAGTAATGTTAAATTCAGTCATTTATTATCAGAAAATTCCAAAGAAAAATTTGCCATTGACGGCGTAGGTAACGAAGCCCATGATGAGACCCATCATAGCCCAGCGACCATTATACATCTCCTTTTGTTGCCAGGGAGAGAAAAGACCCTTCTTATTGTAGTCCTCAACTACCATTTGGGGTTCGACAGCCCACATGTTTTGTTGACCGTGCTCGTTAGTTGTAACAGTCATGATACGTTTTGTAATGAATCTTTACATATTATATAGCAAGAAGGGGACCCTTGTCAAGCCCCCTGTCTCATTATTATCAGTAATCACTTACATAACTGGCACATATATCTTTGTTCTTCTTACAGAAGTTACGGACATAGGAGTCAGTGTCTCGCTCCATAGTATGATGGGCGTGGTTATGTACCAACCCTACTATAATAAAAAATCCAACCAGTAACAAGTTAATCTGTGTTACTGGATGGAAGAATACCTTTAAGTATTTCATGGTTTAAGGGGACCGAAGTCCCCTAGGAAGGATCAGAAGCTGTACTTCACACCTGCCTTAGCACCATAACCACGGTCGATGTCGCTATCGCCGGAACCAACGAACGAGACTTCACCATAGAAACCGAGTGCATCAGTCGCAGCGAAACCAACACCTGCCTTACCGGAAGGAACGGTGTCAGTGTCACCACCATCAGGAGTCACGACAGTAGCACCACCTTGGACGTAGTAGGAAGTACGCTCACCAAGAGCACCTTCGTAACCGATGTGGAGATCAGTCGCGGCACCATTGTAGTCCGAACCGGTCCAACCAGCATTGGTTTCGACATTAACATAGGGACCAGCGACAGCAGCGCCAGCGAACAGGGGAGCAGCAGCAAGGGCTGCGAAAGTAGATTTAAGCATTTGTTTTACCTCTTAGTTTACTTGCGGAGTGAATACCCGCAGATGATGGGTGGTCCGATTAACCACCGCTGAATATAATATAGGCTAGTTTACCTAGAAAAGCAAGGGGGGTTGTGCCAGTTTGTTGCTGGCACAAGAACCTAAATACAACTAGGGAAATAGTGTTAGTAAAAGATGGCAAAGATTTTTTCGAAATTTGGTGCTAAGAGGTCAGAAAATCTTCGTGATTTGTCTAGCACAGTTACTGCATTAAACACTTTGCTGGATAGGATTAAGGGTAGTGCAGAATCATTTACTGGTGAAGACCTACAATTAATCAAAGGAATATTTTCCAGTGATGTTGATTCTAATGTATTTTCTCGTGCTGCTAACACTACAGTACAATTTACTGGACCAACTGGTACAAACATAACCTATGAACCCCTAATTACACTATCAAATAGATTTGATAGAGCATACTTTACTACATCAGAACCCTTCTTCTTTGGTGGAGATGGACTGACAGCAAGATACTTTAATTCTGATGGCATCTTGAGAAGCACACCAGAAGATGCTTCAACACCATTCCTAGGGTTCGATAACTATGTTGACCCCACAGACCCTACAGGTAGAGCAACAATAGACCCAGCAAAAGGTACAGAAAGAGCTGACGATAAGAATAATTTTTGGGAGGAAGGTGAGTTTGTTTACAATCAGAAACTATCACCTAACCTAGCAAATTTTTATGGTGGTGTTGAGTGGACAGGATTCTTTAAACCCACACAAAATGGGACATGGAGTATCAGAATTACCACAACTGGATTCATAAGAGTTGAATTTGATACAAAGGAAGCACCAAGTAAAGATTTTACCTTCGACCCAAGCACAGGAACTTTTAGACTAAATGATTTAGATTTTAATAATGGCAGTGGTTTACAAACTATTTTAGATCAAACTAGATTAGTTACTGCTGGTATTATTGATGAAATTAGTACTGCTGGAGCTGCTGTGCCAGCAGAATTTAATCAAAACTATGGTACTATATCAGCATTTACATATACAGGTGCTGGTGTTGGAGCATCTTTTAATGTCAGTAGAGATTTGGGTGGTAATCCTATTGTTCTTATCAACAATCCTGGTGATGGATATCTTTCTAGTGAGACTATTACTATTCCAGGAGCATCTGTTGGTGGTGCAGACATCACAATTACTATCGATAGCACAAGAGGATGGTACTTCTATGATGAACTTGCTGCTAGTAATACAGGAATAGCATTAGGAACCAGTAGAACTTTCCAAGTAAACTTAGGTGAGTTAAAAGCATACGATCCATACAAAATTAGAATTAGTTTCTTCTATGATGATGACGCAATAGATAAATCTGAGTCGCAAATTACTGGGTCACTTGACAGAAGAATTATCTTTGAAAGAAATCCACCTCTTGGTGGACAAGATGATGACTTTGACTACAAATATTTGTATCCAGAAGACTACTTTGATTTCTATCAGATAGGTAACTTCAAAAAATTTATTGATGAATCAATTAGTTTTGCTGGAACCAGAATTAATGACAGATTGCCAGTTGGTGTACAAACTACACCACTAGAAGGAGGTGCTGCTGGTGATAACTACGTTGGACTATCAAACTTCAATCCAATTGTATCTTATTACGTTGGTAACTTAGGTCCAGTAACAGATATAATTCAGTCTAGAGAAGCAACAACAACTAACAATTCTAGAATTGTTGTACTACCTGACACAGGTATAAATGTAGGACTGCCTAATAGAACTGAATTTGTTGAAGTAGGAAATTATGTAATAGGTGCTGGCATTCCAGTTGGTTCCAGAATTTCTAGTATTAATAATAATCAATCAATTATTCTCGACAGAACGTGTACTTCAAGCGGCACATCAGATATAGAAATTATAGATCATAAAGGGTTAGTTGCCTTTGGTACAAACGGAGAATACAGTACAGACATCGTACCGGCAACAGGACTATCAGAAAATGGGTTTGCTTTAGGAGAAAGAGGATTCGATGTCTCAAGAATTATTTCCGGAGATACTGTAGACCTTGACTTCACCAACAAAGACTACGGAACATTCGAACAAGGAGTAAATATTACTTCTAATACAGATGGAACTGGAGCTACCTTTAACATTAGTAGAAATAACAGTGGTTCATTCGTAATCACTACATTGACACCAGGTACAGGGTATTCTAACTTTGAACTATTTGAAATTGATGGTAATTTATTAGACCAACCAGGTATCAATTTAGTATTTGATTGCGCTACACTTACTGACACATTTTTAACAGGAAAACCTAGACTAATTTTCCAAAAGAATCAAATCTTCAAGCAAGAAGACTGGACAGGTCAATTCTTCTACAATGACAAAACTATACCCGGACAAGAAGAAGTTGGTGTGCTAAAGCAAAGTAGTGAAACCGCATTGATTGATAGATTCCAAACAGGAGTTGAATCTGGATTTAATCAAGCAGAAAACTCTTTTGTATTTGCAGATCAATCACAAAGTATATTTGGATTTGGTAAGAGATGGTTTGTTTATCAAACCTTTGGACTTAACAACGATGGTCTTGCCTCCTATTGTCAGGGAGTATTTGATAAGAGAATTCTACCCAAACTAGAACTCGATAGTAGTGGTAGTGGATATGTAAGTGAAGCATTACCATCTGGTAGTTCTGTAGGCACCACTGGTGGAACAGGGAGCAATCTGCAAGTATATTATGTAACTGATGGTGCTGGTGCCGTTACATATGCTTGGGTAGACCCAGACAATGCGGGTGAAGGATACGAACCCGGCAATATAATAACTATCAATACTGGTGGTGCTAATGCTACATTTAGATTAGACTATCCTGATGTTGCTAGTAGCAGTGTAACATTTAGAGTTCCAGATGCTAAAGATTTAACTAATGGAATGGTAGCACACCTATTCCCATCACTTCAATTCACAGGACCAGATGTTAATAACTTAGGTGGTGTTGCTACAATTTCAAATATCGTATCTGATATCACACAATCAGCATCAAATGCTGGTGGCGGTGCTCAGGAT